ATTCGTAACTATATCAATGAGTTAACCGCAGAGATTGACGCAGCGCGTGAAGATATATGGGACACTGATAGTCTTGACCAGCTGCGCCCACAGACTGACCGCTACGGCGCAGCACTGGACCGCCAGACTAAACGTGCGGTGCTTTGGCAGGGGATCAGGGACTACCGAGAAGAGAAGGTGAGTGAAGAGGATTTGTTTATGTTTATGCAAACCTTCGACAAGAAGCTGGACTACTACGGATTCATTAACTTAATGGGGGCACTAGGCTATGCTATTTGATGGGTATGATGGGGATGCACTCGACTACCAGCAACTCAAGCAAGACAACATAAACCACAAGCTAACGTCCATCGGTAACCTACGTGGATTCACTTCAGCCCTTGCTGCTACTCCTGTGGATAGGAAGGAACGGCTACGCATGATGCGTGACCCCACTATTCCTGCGAGGCATATGTTTTACAGAAAGCCTAGCACCACAGGCAAGACACAGGCACAGGATTGTATCGACTGGCTGAATCAGCACTCGCATGAGCTACCACGTGAGCTTGAGAATGAGAACGGCGAGACTTCAGGACACACTGTGGTTGTTAATGTGGGTAGTGTTGAGGACAGGACTGCGGATCAAGCTATAGCTGACGCATCCCGTGAAGATGATCGAGTCGGGCTGTACTTCAGGGAAGGTATCGAGGCATTGAATCCTAGGATGTCCACCTTCACCGCACTCACTAACAAGAACGCCACAGATCAAGAGCTGCGCACTCTGCTACTGGCTGCTGGGTTTGGCACTGAGGCTGTGCAGCTTCTACTGGGCGAGGTTAAGGCTGAGTCGTACCGTAGGTATGCAGAGAAGCAGGCAAGGGGTTTGCGTTGGCGTGGTATGCAGGAGTACAACGGTGTCACACGTGCCATCGAGGAAGAGGCTAAGGGTTTGAAGCTGAAGCCAGCTAAGTCTGGCGCTAAGCCAATGCCCTCACCAGAGCGCCTGAATGAGCTTCTCAGCTACGATAGTGAGGCCGGTAGTCTGGTATGGAAAGTGTCACGCGGTCGCGTCAAGGCTGGCTCAGTGGCTCACAGCGTACGTAAGGACGGTAGGTTACAGACCCGAATAGATGGGCTGGACTACTACACTTCACGTGTTGTGTGGACTATACATCACGGAGCTGACCCCGCTAACAACACCGTAGTAGAGACTGGCGGTAACTCAGACCTCCGCATCAGTAGCTTGAAGCTTGAGACTACTGCTAACAGCACAGCATCCGAGGGTGCAGCAGTGCGAGAGCGTAGTATGATGAGCGACAAGTACCGAGCACAGGTAATGATTGGAGGTAAGCGATTGATTGTAATAGGGGATTTCGATAAGGAGGCAGAGGCTATTGAAGCTAAGCGACTGTTTATTGAGACGTGCAAGAGGTGACAAACTGTCGGTAATAACCCAGCTTTTGTTATATACTATAAGGCAGGGCGTTGTCGTACCTACTACAGCAAACTAAACATAGGAGCTTTATCGCATGACAGAAAGTATCGTAGTAAGCAAAGGGCCATGCGATAAGTGTGGCTCATCGGATGGTAATGTATTGTATGACGACGGACACAGCTATTGCTTTGTTTGTGAAGCCTATACGCATGGAGATAATGTAATGCAGCAAACTGAAACAGTAACACTGACCAGCAGTCATGAGTTAGGTCGCGCCATTCAGGCATGGCAGCAAGCTAAGACTGTGGCTATACCTGAGCGCTCACTAACCTCAGCCACTGCATCTAAGTATAAGGTTGCAGTCATAGGTGAGAACCACTACTACCCTTACTTCTCTGCTGAGTCTACCGATCCGGTGGGCTTTAAGGTGAGGCACGTTAAGACCAAAGCCTTCCGTGCTATAGGGGATATTAAGTCTGGCGGCCTGTTCGGACAGCAACGCTACGGAAACCACAAGCAGAACCGTGTTGTAGTGGTAGAGGGTGAGCTTGATGCCCTTGCAGCCAGCGCTTTGTTTGATGACAAGGTAGCAGTCGTATCCCTTAAGGGTGGCGCTGCTGCTGCGGCTAAGGATTTCAAAGCTGCATACAACTTCCTCGATGGGTTCACTGAGATCGTGGTGTGCTTCGATGCTGATGAGGCTGGCCTGTCTGCTGTCGAGAAGGCAGCCGAAGTATTCGCCGGTAAGCTACGCATCATGCGGCTTGATCCTGCTACTGGTAAGGATGCTTGCGACTACCTCAAAGCGGGTGCCAAAAAGGAATTCACTGATCTGTATTGGTCTGCCTCACAGTACACACCCAAAGGTATTCTATCTAAGGGGGAGTTGTGGGATCGGCTGAATGCTGAGCGTCCCGATAAGCTTGGTGACTACCCATGGGAAGCACTCAACGACCTGACCTATGGGTTCCGACCTACTGAGTTAATCACTGTCACTGCTGGCTCTGGACTGGGCAAGTCGTCCATCCTGCGCGAGCTGGTCATGCACGTGAAGCAGACTACATCCAACCGCATCGGCTGCCTGTTCATGGAGGAGAGCGTTGAGCGTACAGCTGAGGGCTTCATGGGTGTTGACTTGTCTACCCCTGTGCACTTGCCTACCTCAGCCGTAGCTCGTGGCTCTGAGGAATACAAGCAGTCCTTTGACCGTGTGTTCGGCGACGACCAGCTGATGATCATGGATGCTAGCTTCGACACTGGCGCTACCGTTGACGCAGTGGTGGCACGTGTGCGCTTCATGGCTAAGGCTATGGACTGTAAAGTTATAATCTTAGATCACATCAGCATACTTGTATCGGGTGGGCAGCATGGCGACGAGCGTAAAGCACTCGACGAGATCATGACTAAGCTACGTACCCTGACTCAAGACACCGGCATTGTGTTGTTCGCAGTGTCACACTTGAAACGACCAGAGGGTAAGGGCCATGAGGAGGGAGCAGTCACTAGCGTTGCACAGCTGCGCGGCTCGGCATCCATTGCTCAGCTGTCTGACTTTGTTATTGGTCTTGAGCGTAACGGGCAGGCTGAGTGTCCCATTGAGCGAAACACTACCCACATCAGGGTACTCAAGAACAGGTTTAGTGGTATCACGGGGCCAGCTGGTCACCTTTTGTACGATAACATGACGGGCAGGCTGACTGAGTTCACCCCCGAAGACCTAGCTGAGGAAGCACTATAGCAAACTGTCAAGACTAACCCATTATTTGTTATACTATGAGAGGAGGAGATTATGATTGAGCTGTGCATTGACGCTGAACGTAAGGACTGTCAAGACATAGCGCACATGGAGGTAAGGCACGAGAAGCACCACAACTACGGCTTAACAGCTGCCTGTGGTGCGGGTGCCATCGCCTGTGCCGTGTTAGATTGGGAGAAGAAAGTGTGCATTATTCACACCGGCTTTCGTTACTCCAATGAGACTATGGTGCATGAGCGTAATCACTGCCGAGGCTGGACACACGATCACGGAGACTACGGTAAACCTTGGAGGCGAATGTAATGGACATTAAAGACTTTAAAATACTAGACGGTGTGCTTGTTTGGAATAGACCAGACAATGATTACCATGAGAAGAAAGCAGGAGGTAAGCACAACTTCGTAAGATCAAAAGGTAGAGCATGCACATACGATAGTGTTATGGCTGCTGTTCTGGCTGGCGATGATAGAAAGCTGGTTGACTATGTGCCTCCAACACCTCGAGAGAAGGCTCTTTTTAAGGCTAAGAAGGTAGCGCTGGAGCATGTATCAGAGGTGCTTACCGACAAGCTAACTGAGGAGGAGGCTTTGGCTGTTCAGTGTGTACTTAATCTAGTGGAGCGGCACTATGAGTAAGATGGGAGCATACGTTTTAGAACTACAAACTAAACAGGAGAGCGCTGAGAATGTATACTCAAGAGCGACTAGCAGTATTAGACATAGAAACAAACCTAGCATGGGATCGCATCTGGATGGCAGTGGTGCGACACAGGAGTGGCGAGGCAGTAGTGTGCGAGACAGTAGGACAGCTGCACCGAGCACTAGCCGGAGTGGACTGTGTTATTGGGCACAACTTGATAGCATTCGACCTGCCGATACTGAAGAAGGTGTGGGGCTTTGAGTGGAATAGGGATGTTACTGATACTCTTATTCTCTCTCGGCTGCTGGACCCTGCTATTGATGGCGGTCATTCCCTTAAGGCCTGCGCACTACGTGCAGGACAATCCCTCAAGGAAGACTTCGACGCAGCAGACTTCGACCTCGGAGATGTACCCTTGGTCCGAGAACGAATGACTAACTACTGCATCGCAGACTGCAATGCTAACTACGATGTGTACTTAGACTTACTCAAGAAGAAGGAGACACTAGGATTCAGCGACGAGAGTTATGACCTTGAAGCTGAGGTACGGCGGATCACTACGATCCAAGAGGATAACGGGTTTGCCTTTGACTTCCCGTCAGCATGCACTCTATACGAACAACATAACAATAGGATGCAGGAGATAGAACATGAGCTACAAGAAATCTTCCCGCCGATCGTCGAAGAACGCTGGTCGGAGAAGACAGGTAAGCAGCTTAAGGATAAGGTCACAGTATTCAACCCCGGCTCTAGGCAGCAGGTCGCTGAGCGCCTCGCTACGATCGGGGCTGTATGGACTGAGTTTACTCCTACTGGAAAGCCTAAGATTGATGAGGCGACTCTGGGTCAGAACGCCCACATCGACGAGGCTAAAGCTGTACTTGAGTACCTCGTTATTAGTAAGCGCATCGGTATGGTACGCAGCTGGATCGACGCTTGCGGGGAAGATGGACGCATCCATGGAAGAGTTAACACCATTGGCGCTATCACCGGAAGAATGTCACACAGCAAACCCAACCTTGCACAAATACCATCAGCACCTGAGTACCGGTCACTGTTCATAACAGCCGACGACTCTAAGCTGGTTGGTGTGGATGCTTCAGGCTTGGAGCTACGCATGCTGGCACACTACATGCAGGACGATGAGTA